TCAAAATTGATTATTCAGCTTCTCCAGAATCTCTGCCACCGAAACGTCATCAGCCATCAACTGCTGAAGTACTCTCTCCAGTTCAGCTTTCTTCGCTTCTTCAGCTTCTCTAGCTTCCACTTCTGCCTTCTGTTCTTCCAGCTTGCCGAGTCCTTTTTCCACGGTCTTCAGCTCTGCCTTCTTCGCTTTCAGATCAGCCTTAATACTGGCGAGGTTTTCTTCCAGGGAAGCGATGTCGGCGACGAGAGCTTCTTTGCTGGATGACTTCTCCGCGATGAGAGAGGTGAAGTCGATAGATTGGGTAGTGGGCTTGACTTTATTCTTTGATCCCTTCGGACGCGGCATAGATGTACACACTCCGTTTCATTGATAAGATATTGGATTTGATTGTGTATTAAGTATATAGCGAGTGTGAGAAGAAATCAAGAGGCGATAACCATTTCGCTGACTTCTTTAAACGATGGTATCTAACAATATGCTCAGCGAGTATAAATCATGAGGTACAAGCCCAGCACTAATAGTATCTCCGAAGGACAGGTTCTCTCCTGCCCTTCTTCGTCCTCCACCATAGATATAGCTTCTTTCGGACAGATAGCCAACCGGAATTGTAGACTTAATGACCATAATGGCTTCCGGATTGTACTCAATGACCAGCTTGATGACTGCTTCCACAGCACTGGTGTCAAAGAAATTCTTCTTGCTATCGTAATTTCTGCACTCAAATTTGTTCGGAGAAGTTGCTCGACGGTGGCGTATAAAGCTCACTTATTGCCATATGTCGCTACATACCCGCTTTTCCGGGCATAAAAAAGAAGCCGCCGATTATTGACTAATCGACGACCTCAAAGTACATCAGAGCGTAAAATATTCACTTTTTTCTTTATAAGTGATTAAGCTCACTTATTTCAGTTTGTAATGATTTTCAGTGATTATAATCACTTATTTTTACCAAATGATAGCAGCACCCAAAACTCCGGGCGGCGTAAAAAGCTCACTTTTTCTAAGTGAACATAATCACTTATTTCCAATAGCCATAAGTGAGCTTAATCACTTATTTTTATCGTTCATAGGTACAAAAGTGATTTTATTCACTTGTTGAGTAGACTTGTCAGGAGTGATTATAATCACTGTTTTGTTGAGTAGACTTGTCTGTATAGCCTCCTGCCCACCCGGTCACCTTCCACCTTGCTGCCTTGCAAGCATCCTGGATCCTTACCCGGTTGGCTGCCTTTTGCCAGCTTCGCCACACACCCCTCACAGCGCCCCACTGTCGCGTTTAATTGGCGAGGCCGAGGAACTTTCCGCAGCGGACAATCCTTCGCCACACAGGGGCTCTGTGAGGCTTGGATTTTCGTCAAGAGCTTTCCCGTTTTCGACCAAAAACGGAGTGTCCAGATCGAAACTCACAAGTTGCTGTCTGGGGATGCTTTTCCCCTCCAGACGATATGTATTGTCCCGGTTCCACCGCATGTCCCGGTAGATCATCCGCACCAATGCCACGCACTTGATCTCGCAGCTGTTGCTCACAGTCAGCTTCGGTGTCTTATGAGCTCCTGCATCTTCAGCCGTACAGTTCTGCACAGCTACCTGTTTTGCCTCTCGGTTGTACAGAAAACGATAGTGGGTTGGCCAGCCTAATGCTTCCAATGTGCTGCGGAAGATTGTGATCCTTCCATCTTCGACATTAAAAGTCAGACCCAGCATCCGCTGGTTCCATATTCTTTCGTTCACTACTCTCCCCTCCTTAAAAATGGGCGCACTTCCCCCTTGGAATCCTGGTTGCCGTTTTAATCAAGCCCGGTATCGGGGATGGTCTTACCCGTCAGCATCCCCACCGATACATAGCCATCCATTTGCTCAACTTCGGATTCTTTCAGATGTTCTTCTACAGGTACGCCAAAAGTACCCACAATATCATCTGGGTAAAATCCCTTTCTGGTATTTGCAGACTTTGTCTCTTGCGCATTTTTCTGGTCTGTTCCATTTTTTCGCTTCTGGTCCTCATGGAAGATCTCCGGCACAAGCAGGTCAAAAACATACAGAGTTTCCCCTTCAAACGAAATTCTGTACCCAAGCATCTTATACCGGCATTCGGTATCCCAGCCCATTTCCTTATACACCAGTTCTGAAAACGGTTTGCAGGTCATCTTCCGGCTTTTACGTTTATCCGGCTTGGCGATACACCAGCGCAGAGCGTCCTTGTCGTTTTCATCACACCCGCGTACAACAATACGCTTCAAATCACTGTTGAACATGACGTGTACATAAACCACATCTTCCAGCCCGGTGATGCAGGCCGTGTTAAATGTGATGCTGTCCTTGCGGATCACGATCGCGGGGTCACGAAGATGTGCAAACAACTCCTTCCGCACGACCTGGTATCCGTCATAGGAAAATGTACTTTCTAATTCTTCCGCTCTTGCGTCTCTATCATTTTCTGCCTGCTCTTCCGGTGGCATGGCATTCGTATTTTCATTCATCTGTGTCAGTCCATCCTTCCATTATTTTTTCCGCTTCGTGGAGCAGAGCATTCAGGCCATCTGCGGTAAAAGTATTCATTTCTTCTATCTCTGCTGCCGGCCGGAGTACATCCCAGTTTCCAGAGTAATGCTCCTGCTGTAAAATCCCGACCTGTGCAATACTTGTGATCGGCTTTCCAAAAGTACCTGCCCATTCTGGTGGAAAGATATAGATCGTCTGCTTGACGGTTTTTCCTTCTTCTTCCTGTTCCTTGGATGGCAGGACAATTTCTTCTACTTTAACCATTTCCGGCTCATCCAGTTCAAACAGCATCAGCTTGTCATCGTTCTGTTCCACGAGCTGCCCACGGAAACGGTATTTCAAACCTTCTTCCCATTCCATCATGTCAAAAAGGGCTTTTGCCAGACCGCGGCATCCGAGTGTACTGGCGCACCAGCGTCCCTCTTTCAGCCTGCCCCAGCGGATCGCGTTCGGATTATCCTTTTCGCATGGGCGAATGGCAATACAGCGGTCAACCGAATTCAGGAGCAGTTCTATATACTCCACATCTTCAAACTTTTTCAGGCAGGCTGTATTAAAGCGCAGCTTGCCATTGGAGATCGTCATAGCCGGATTCTGTAAAGTAGCAAAATACTGTGCCCGCACAACTTCATATCCGCTGAGGTCTAAACGGTTCATGACTTCTACCGTATCCTGCTGTTTTTCCCGCATGACACTTTCAGATGCTTCCCGGTATTCTTCTGCCGAAAAGCCGGTCCAGTCCTTATCAAAAGGCACATATCCGCGTAAGATTCCATCATCCACCACACTCAGGACTGGCAGTGGGCGATTTTTCTTTGTATAACTCCGGGATGCCCGCAGATGATTTGCCGCATTATAGACTTCCCTGGACACGATTGCCTCATGATGATCTCTCTGCCGATACTGCGTCCGGTCGTTATTGTTTTTCTTTGATTTATGCGTCAGGAAATTCGGTGTGAAGGTCTTCCTTGCCAATACATCCCCACAATGGCGTTCATTAGCAATGACCCCTGCAAGAGTGCCGGGATTCCACTCCGTGTCCCCCAGTTTTGTCTTCCGGCCATATTCTGTCAGAAGTTCTGCAATTTCGGTAAAAGAAAACCCATTCAGGTACAGATAGTAAATCACTTTTACCGTCTGTGCTTCGTCATGATTTACCACAAGGCCGTCATCCTCGTCCTGGTCATATCCAAGCAGTGCTGGCGTGAGGAACAGTCCACGGCTGAACCTGCGGTCAATGGACCAGTTCATAATGATAGACTTGGAATGAGATTCTTCCTCTGCCACGGATGCCAAAATCGTCAGGATCATGCGGCCGTTACTGTCCAGTGTGTAGATGTTGTCCGCTTCAAATTTCACACCCACGGGCGGGTCAAGATTTTTCAGTGTTTCAATGACGGAAAGGCAGTCCACGATGTTTCTGGCGAAACGGGCGATGGACTTTGTGAGGATCAGGTCAATCTTTCCAGTCTTACAGTCCTCGATCAGCTGCTGCATTCCTTTGCGATGCTCCAATGATGTACCGCTGATGCCTTCATCATCATAGATTCCAACGAATTCCCATCCCGGCTGTGCCTTGATATAATCCGTGTAATAATTTTTCTGAAGTTCATACGAAGAAGTCTGTTCATCATTATCAGTGGAAACACGGACATAAGCGGCAACACGACGGATAGAGGTGCTTTCTCCAAGCCCCTCCACGGTTTTTGCCGGGATAACTTCCAACTCGGAAGTATCCACTCCTTTATATCTGTCTCTGATTCTCTGCTTGCGGTCTGCCGCCTCTGCTCCACTGCTTATCATTTGTTTCCTCTCATTCCTCCGGCTTCATGCTCCAGTACCACTGTCGCATCTTCCGGTAACTCCGGATGCCGAGTTCTTTCTTTGTATTTTCTGCTGTCCTGCGGCTGATACCTTCATCGCTCATCCGCATATAGATTTCTCTGGATCTCATGTCACCCCCGGAAAGCAGCTTCTTGATCAGATACGCCGCCTTCTCAGATTTTGACTCAAAAACTGGTGTTTCCGGCTCCGCTGATGGATCTGGCTTAATTTCACACTCCAGCCATTTGAAGCCCTGCTCCGCTGTTATCGAGAATTTGATTTCACCATCTGACGGAGCCAGACTGTTTTTTATCTGCCGCACAATGCGGATATCCGCCTTCTCCGCATCCCGTTCTACTTGCAGGACACTCCGGGCGGCCGCAACAACATCGATGCTGCCAAGGCTCCGGTAAAGACCCTTCGTTCCTTCTTTTTTATTAAGGTGTCCGATCAGCACAATGGCACAGTCATACATAGATGCCCACATGCCAAGACGCTGCATCAGCCTTCTTGCTCTTCCTGCAATCTGGAGGTCGGAATCACTTCCAAGATATGCCTGGATCGGATCGATAACTACCAGCCGCGGCCGGAATTCTATAATAGCCTGCCGGATGCGCTCATCATCCAGTGTCAGGCCACTGTATGTTTCTTCATTTATGAAGGCCACATTCCTGCAATCTGCCCCGCATTTTTCAAGCCGGGGCTTAATGGTATCTGAAATGTCATCTTCTGAACACTGGTAAATAGCCCTTTGCGGCATTCCGATGGTTTTACCATCTGGCAGGGTTCCTCCCTTAGACAGCTCGGCTATCAGATGCATCATCATTGTGGACTTGCCATCACCGGGGTCGCCTTGCAGCAATGTGATCTTTCCAACTGCTATGAACGGATACCACAGCCAACGAACAGAAGTCGCCTGTACATCACTGTATAATGTAAGAATCCCTTTTTCTCCTTTGTTCGTCATCATCGTCCCTTTCTGTGTGCAGTCTTTTCTACATTTATATTATAGAGTATGTGTGGTGTTTTGACTGCCACCCATCAGGTGGCACATCATCGCTTTTGCCACCCAACAGGTGGCAAAACAGCCTTAGACCACATAACAGATAGAGGTGTAGACCTTTGCGGCCTTAGAATTTCTGTAATCAAGTTGCTATGTATTTTTCTCTGCGGGATAATCGTAACAGCCTTATGCGGGTACACATAAGGAGGAACATACATGGCATTAGATTATACTGCACTTGGAAAGCGTATCAGCACTTTCCGTAACGCATCCGGATTAACTCAGGAACAATTTTGTGAAAAGTTGAATGTATCTCGCAAACACATCAGTCAGATTGAAGCGGCAATCAGCCGTCCCAGCCTTGAAACTCTGGTCGACATTGCTAATATTCTTAACATCTCAGCAGATGATCTTCTTGTAGACAGTTTGACGCACTCCGCATCCACTGCCGACTCCGAGATCCACCATCTGCTTTTAGACTGTAATGCAATTGAGCAGGAGATTCTCACCCGGATGGTAAAGGAGATGAAAGCAATTTTATACGGCTTAGGAGTTTGATTTTATAACTTGTTGATCATATAATAAAAAAGCCCGCATAAGCCACAACTGCACTTTGGAACATACCGAAGTGCTGTCTGTGGTTTATGCGGGTATGGACTAAAAAAGAAGCCCACCAGCGAACCATGTAGGAATTTACACGGTACGCCAGTGGGCTGGTATGTTTTATACTGCTTCTGCTGGAATTTGGTTCATCTTCTCTTTAAATTCTTCCACAGTCATGTTCAAATCTGCGGCCGCCTCTTCGATAGTAATCTTTCCCTTTTTGTAATACTTAACGGTCGTTCTAAGTTCGCCAATGTCAATGCCTTCATCACGAGCCTTGTTCTCAATAGCAGTACCCAAGTTACACATACGCTGCACCTCACTTTCCAATTCTGCTGTCATCGCAATGTTGTATTTTTCGCTAAGAACTTTTTTCTTCTCATCTGGTAACACTGTAGGAGAAAACAATGTGTTCAGCAAATTCAAAATTCCACAATCTGCCTCATTATCCGGCTCTCCCAGATTTAAGATAACCACTTCCATCAAATCGTAGTTTTCCTTTTTTACATAAGCATCTCCGAATACCGGGTCTTCAATGGTATGGTAGCGGAACATTCCATTCTTTCTGCAATCTGGGGTTGATGGACAAATCCAGATTGAATAGACTTTTTGAATTTTTTCATAATGGTCACCCGTAAACACTGTGCCATGTTGTTCCGAAATCATTCTTGCACAATAGTATGTTCCGCGAGTTACAAGCTCATACCCTGGTTTATCATCGGTTTGGATTTCCAAGTTGATAATCAAAGTAATGGACTCGCCATTTTCCGGTGCAATGGCATTAAAGCGCACATCATAGTACACCGTTCCTTCATTTATTGAGCTGGACTCCGAATTCATCTTTGTCACTTGCTCATCACTGTTTATTCTCTGTCCTCTGTTCAACTCATCCTGATGAACTGCATGTTCAGAGATTTCCACTTCCCCAGACATACAATGCTCACTAATATAATCTACGCTGAACAATGAAAATTCTTTCACACAGGTTTTCAGAATCCAAGCGTCAATCGCCTTAAATGAAAGCAATTTTTTCGCACATCGGTCGTATTTGGCCTTGTCAGCAACAGTATCAATTGCCTCTGCAAGAGCAGTCTGTCTTTCCACCGGCAAGCACCTCCATCTCTCGTTACTGATAGAAGCATAAAATACCCCTGTTGTATTTTCATGTTACCATAAAGCCATCCGTTTATCAAGCGGTCTTCTGTGAACTTTCCAGTAATTTTCACCGGCTTTTCAGGCATCGATAAGCATCCTCGATAAAACTAATGAACTCCACGCTGGCACACTCGATCAGGCATTTTCCAGCCACGGCTTTCAACTTTTCCATAACCATTTCAGCCAGTGCATCCCCACGCTCTCTCATCTTCTGAGCAGCAAACGTCACTGACTCATCGATGAAGGCAGCGTACTTTGCACCATCAATATTACTTTGCACTGGCACGCCTTCGCCACTGTCAAGCCGGATCACTTTTGGCTCATACACAGCCCTCACCTTTCTCAGTGCCTCTGCCGGCTCCATGCTCTGGAGATATAATTTCATAGCACCGGCCGCCACAATCTCCTCAGCTGTTATGCCATATTTCTCTGCCAGCATCCCTGATATGTCTTTCATTTCAAACACTCCTCGCTATGTGTATTTTCTGTCGTATGTGTATTTCTCGCCACCCACAACATATAACAGGACTCTGCACATAGCAATCCTTACGGGTAAAAAAAAACAAGACAAAAAAGCAGGCAAAATAGCAGCACAATAAAACATTAAACAAAAAAAGCCCTGCCAGATGCAGCCACAAAAGCCACACCCGGCAGGGTCCTGTCTCCTTTCATCACACCGCTTCTTCCCTCTCGCGCTTCGCTGCAGTTGTCAGGTATCTGCGGTACTGAATGCTGAATCCGTACACCTTATAAGGAGCATCCACATGCCTTGCAGTGTTCTTCGGTCACTTCATTCAGAAAGGCCACCATACCATCCCGCCCCGCCGGAAGATTCTTCATCCACTCGATAGCCTTTTCCCTTCGTTCATAGTCGCCCTCCAGTTCTTCCCAGTAGTCTTCCATATAGTCGAGCTGTTCGGTCAGCTTCTGCTCAGTGTCCGTGTCCTTCTGAATATCCCGTTCCAGTTTCTCAATGAGCTTTTTCTTCTCCTCTATAGAAGCAGGGTCAATCATCTCGTCACCGAGAAGTTCCAGACGGGTCTGCATCACGTCCACCTGACTTTTCAGGAGCCGGATCTTCTTACTGGTGCTTTCCACACTGGTGTGTGCGGCCGCTATCTGTTTTTTATAAAAAGCACGGTCGCGTTCCATAAAATCCAGCTTCTGAATGCTCTCCAGCCGTGCAAGCATCTGACTTACAAAAGAATCTGCTTCCGAGGTGAAGTTGTCATACTGCTCTTTGAACCGTCCGCTCATGATGTCTGCCACAGCTACGTTGTCATGGATGGGCTTAAGCGTCAGCCGGAACCGCTCCAGGACTGCTTTACGGAAGGCTCGGACAACCTGTTCCTCGTATACTTTTTCTGCATGGCAGATGCGGTTTCCTGTCGTCTGGCTGCTCGTCGGGCATCGCCAGATGGGATAGTTCCCATTTCCGTTTGTCACATGGAAAAAGCGGCCGCACTCCCCACAGATTAGTCTTTGGGAAAACGCTCTCGGCTTCTTGCCGGATCTTGTCCTGTTATATAAATCGCTGTTTACTTTTACGACTTCCTGTGCCTTTTCAAACAGATCCTCGTCAACAATTGCCGGATGATGGTTCCGGACAAAATACTGAGGGACTTCGCCTTTGTTCTCCCGGACTTCATGTGTCAGGTAATCCGGTGTGAACTTCTTCTGGATAAGGACTGCACCCATGTACCGCTCGGCACGGACGATCCGCGTGATATTCCCGCCTGTCCATCCATCCAGCAGGTCACTGTTTAACTGCCCTTTCTTGGATTTTTTCTTTCTTACTCTCACTGCGTCAGTGACAGGAGCCGGAATCTTGTCCATGTTCAGTCCCCTTGCAATCTCCGTATAGGCTTTTCCTTCCACGACTTCATGGAAAATGCGCCGGACGACCCTGGCTTCTTCCTCAACGATCTCAATATCTTTATACTCATATCCGCTCTCGGAGGTAACCATCTTCCCATTGTAGCGGTATCCGTACATGATCTTGTTTGGAACATCCCCCTTCGGAAAGCGCATCTTCTGCCCCAGCCGGATGTTACTGGAAATGCTGCGGCTTTCTTCCTGTGCAATGGCTGCCAGTGTCGTAAGGATGAAGTCGCTGGTCGGGTCTGCCGTATCCAGATTTTCTTTCTCGAACAGAATCGTTACCCCGCAATCATGCAGGACATCCAGTGCACTCATAAAGTCAGCCGTGTTTCGGGCAAATCGTGATATGGACTTGCACACAATGCGGTCGATCTTCCCGTCCTTACAATGGCGCATCAGTCGGCGGAATCCGGTTCTCTTTTCCTTGGAAGTGCCGGAGATGCCGTAATCGGAGTACACACCGACTGCATTCCATGCCGGATTATTTTCAATCAGCTGGTTAAAGTATTTTTCCTGCGTTTCATAGGAGTTCTCCTGGTCGCTCATGTCCGTAGAAACGCGGATGTAAGCTGCCACATTAAAGGTTCCGGCTTTCTTTTTGGTAGTCCGGAAGGTCGCTGTCGAAACGAACTTGTTATCCTGCGGTTCTTCCGGTGTGAAGAGCTTCGTAAACTCACTCTCCATACTGCTCTGCAGCCGTTCTGCAATGTCCGGCTCTGCCATGACCTTTTTAGCATCCAGAGCCTTCTGGATAAGAGCTGTGATACCGGCATCCACGATGTCTTTTGATTTTTGGGGTGTCTGTTTTTTATCTGATGCGTTTTTGGGTTTTTGTTGAGTAGACTTGCCTTGGTGCGTATCAGTCGGTGGTAAAAAAGAAGCTGTGGCAGCATCCGTACTTTGACGGACATCTGCCACAGCTTCCACAGGTTTCTTTTTCCCAAGAGCGGCTTCCAGTAAAGCCGAAACATCCACAGCAGATGCATTTACTCTCTTCTGCTGTTTCTGCTGTACTGTATTCTTCACAGTCTTTTTCTGCAGATTTGCAAGGAAATCCGTACCAGTACTCATAGTTTTCGCTCCTTTCCTGCCCGTTTTCTTCTCTTTGGGCAGTCACATATTCCCTCTGTTTCGTGATATTATCAAGTAAATCCGATGCAGAAAGACGGAGAATAATCTGGGAGATTATTGTCTTATCTGCACGATTTTTATTTTGTTTCTTTTTCCAGTTGCGATTTTTCCGATTCTGCATATACTATTACTGAGCGTGATAGTTCACACGCCACAAATTTTTCCAGAGTACTTGTGTTCTGGTTATTTTGTGTTATAATGAACTTAGAGGATAGCGGCATTGACCAGCTATCGTGGCGTTGAAGCAGTGGACTGGTTCGGTTTCAGCCGATTGTGGAGCCCGCCCGTGGGTTATGCGACAACCACAAGCCGAATAGATTCTTTGAATCGAACAAAAACGCTTAGTGAGAGCCTTGCTACGACAGGGCTCTTATTTTTTGGCAAAGGAGATGATGGCATGAGTACCGATATACTATATGAAGCGGCATTAGCGTGGAAAGAACTAATGCAGTTCAATTACGTTTTTACATATGGCTACAAAAAGCAGCTTCATACCATCACTCTCGCTTTCCCACCTGAGCGATTTCCGCATCTTGCAGGTTTTCAATATTTGACTGATGTCAGTCTTCCACGATTCAACCGGTCAAAAACGCTTGACATGATTCTGCGTAAAAAAATCATGCTTTCTCAGATTGAAAAAGGCTCTCAATATCAGGAAAGTGTAAAGCCCCGCCTGGAAGCATTGGTTCGCTTAAAGCAAACAATTGAGCAGGACTTTATCCTCCATTCCTACATGCCGCGTTTTTATTCCTTCAGCACCCAAATACAAGCTGATTACCTGATTTCTAAAGCTACACCGCCAATTGATTTTATCTTTATCATCCGTTCAACTTCATCAGGTGCCATTTCCGTTTGTGATTTTGTTTGCTGCTCTGCTTTTACACAAACAGACCGAGATTACCGTGAGAACCAGCGCCCGCGAACAATCCTGAAAAAAGAACGGATTTGCGTTTCAACATCTGAAACTGTTATCTTATATGATCGGCTAACCGGACAGGAATAGCCCATTTTGAAAGGCACAGTCACACCTGATTCTGTGTCTTTTTTCATATTCTTTAACACTCAGCTAATCCACCTCGCAATAATGTTTATGTATGCCCCGCCCGGTAAGGACGGGGACTGTTTTTAGATACGGGATGCAAAGTCAAGTGCGATCCAGCCTGCACCGGATTTCAGCTTGCCCCAGCCTTTCGCAGAACCAGCACCGGCAGATTCTGCCACGATAGTGAACACGCCCTTTCCGGTATAATAACCGGTCTTACCGTAATTTGTTCCTGGACCCTTGCGGATGTTGAGGTCTTTAATGGACACACGCACAGTATACGGGACTGAAGACTTCGGTTCCGGGTAGACGGCCTTACCCGCCGGGTCAAAAACATAATAGCCAGGATTCTTATCCGCACACTGCTTTGCATAGGTGAGGTCGTGGAACGCACCTTTCTGGGAAGCGGCATTCTGCCAGCTCTTACGGACACGGTACCAGCCGGAAATGGTGGTATTGCCGCCGGAGGCTGCATTGTACTGCGTCAGGTTCCAACGCTCAATGATACTGCAGAGGCTCTGCACATAGATGTGGCTGGTAGCATAGCCACCATCCTTGATGATCTGTGCCGCTTTCTTGTAATCAATACAACCTACCAGACCCTCGTAGCGTTTCCTGCTGCCGTTCATCGCACCGAGCAGATGGGATCACTGGCTGCACCTCCCTCTTACAGCGTCCACCAGCGAGGAGTCACCTCCACCGCTGTGATACCGCCTGTCCATGTGATCTGTGTCTTTCCCTCCGGCAGTTCCGGGAAGTCATCCGAAAGGATGGTTTCATTACAAAACCCGGAGGCATTATAAGCATTGTGTGTCTCACAATTGAGCAGCACGTAATCCTTGATGCTGTGGATGGTGATCTTCTCCTCACCCACATACAGCTCACCACCCGAATCTCCGTAAACCTTGAAGATGGGCTGTGCTGGAAAAGCAAATGGGTTCTTCAAGGTTGATCTGCCGTCCAGCCGAATCGCCTTCTGCCCGTCCACGCTCCACCGCTGGGGCTTACAATTGAAGGTAAGTTCCATCTCAGCGGCTTTCTGGGCGGTGACATCAAAGGCAAGGGCATCTTTGCAGACCGCCATCCGGAAGAAATCCGGGTCGTAGGTGTCCTGCAACTTCTGGTAGCCAATCGGAGATAACAGCCATGCCTTGACCGCCGCTGTCTTGGCTGGCAGACCATTGAAGAAAAATGCCTTATACTTGATATCCACGTTCTGATACCTACGCCTGCCTGTCCTTGCATTCTCGGTAATGATGTCCCCGTTCCTGCCGGGTACGGAGGTGCTCTCCACATCCGCAGCCGGGGAATCATACACACCGGGGCCAGACAAATATAATAGGAAGTCTTTGCTGGACTTCCCGGCAAAGGACAGATACTGTCTGGCATATCTGCCTTTTAACTGAAACTGTGATACCGTCTGCTTTGGGGTGTTATAGCCCATACGCATCTACCTCCTTTACTTGAAGACTGAATCATCTTCGTGGATCATGCCGTTGATCTTATCAGCAACGGTCTGGGCGAGTTCATCATCGTTCCGGGCATTGTAGCCATTGACCGTGATATACACGCCGCCAAGGTTGGTCGTCCGGGTGGTGCCGCCTCCGGCCAGAGCCGCCTGTGGGAAGTTCCAGCCAGAGCCATCGAAATGCGGTAGGGTCAGTTCCGGCAGGCTGAAGGAACTGATGCCCTCCATTCCCTGCTGTACCTTTGCTGCCATCGACTTGATCTGGCTGATCAGTCCACCCTCGCCTTTCTTGATGCCGCCGGACAGCAGCTTCATAAAGTCGGGCATATAGGTGTCGGCGTCTGCCAGCGGTCCTTCGTCCGGCACAGAGAAATGTAGGAACGAACGGATACCGCTTGCCACACTCTTGACCGCATTGCCGACCCAGCTGACGCCCTTTTTGATACCTCCGGCGATACCGCCAACGATGTCCTTTCCCCAGCTGACCGCCGAGGACGCCACATTCTTGATACCGCCCCAGATGGACGATGCCACGTTGCCGATGGCAGATGCCGCATTGGAGATTCCGTTCTTAATGGCATTTACTCCATTCGAGAATGCCGAAGTGACCTTGTTCCAGATATTTGTGACTCCCTCCCGGAAGCCATCGCAGTTTTTCCAGAGAGCGGTCAGTCCAAGGCCGATGCCACCAACCGCTGCCACTGCGATACCTGCAGGACCCGCCAGGCCAGCAAGTGCTGTGCCTGCGGATGCGAGGAAACCACCTGCGGAGCTTGCCACCCCTGCAAGTGCTGTACCTGCACCAGCAGCCAGACCGGATACGGTCGTACCAACAGAACCGAGCAGACCGGAAAGCGTTGTGCCGACCGTCCCGGCAATACCGCCCAGCGAAGAACCGATAGACGATACGATACCGGAAAGGCTGCCGCCTAAGCCGCCGATCTTCGACACTACACCGGAAAGCAGCCCGCCCAGATTCGACAGGATTCCCCCTCCGCTGGAGCCAAGGCTCCCCAGCTTCGAGATGATACCGGAGATGCCTTCTCCAAATCCTCCCATTTTGGAGGTCAGCCCGGAGATCAGGTTACCAAAGTTCGACACGATCTGCCCGCCATCTGCACTGCCGATCTTCGACAGGAAACTGCCGATATTCGACAGCAGACCACCGCCGTTCTCTGTTCCGAGGGCATTACCGAGGTTCTGCATCGTACTACCGAGGTTTCCGATAGTATTCTTCATGGAACCGAGCTTGTCCACAAGGCCCGTGACCGTATTGACCGTGTCACCGACCTTGCTGATGCCATTGCCCAGACTCTTTAGAAAATCCGAGTTGAAAGTATCTCCAAGGCTGCGGATCGCATTTCCAAGGGAACTGGTCTGAGAGCTCAGCTCGCCAATGGAATCCTTCATATCCGTAAAGCCCTGCTTCACCTCATCGCTCATGTCGCCGACTGCAGTTTTGGTGATGCCCTGCAGGTCTGTCCAGAGTTGCTGGAACTGTGTTTTCAGCCCGGAAAGCCCGGACATCAGCTGGGACTGGATACCGCTTCCCACATCCTTTGCAGCACTGCCGATACCGCTCTGGCTTCTCTTGATCGTGGTAGCAAAACTGCCGACCACGAAATCCATCCAGTCGCCCAGAGAATCTACCGGGGTCGTCAGGTTGCTGCTCATAGACCCGGCAAGTCCCTGCACGGCTTTCACCACCGACTTGACATTTTTCTTAATGCCGGTTGCCAGCAGCTTCATGAAGTCCGGCATATAGGTGTCTGCATCGGACAGAGGTCCTTCGTCCGGTACAGAGAAATGCAGCAGACTTCTGACCCTGCTTGCGACATTTTCTGCCGCAGCGATCACGGAACCGGCTGCTGCCCGGACACCTGCCGCCATCTGGGAACAGATATCTGCGCCCCAGCGATATGCCGAAGAAGCAATCGAACCGAGTGAGTTAAAGCTGCTCCTGATACTTGCGACACCGGAAGACACCGTACTGCGCAGACTGGACATTGCCGAAGACACCGTGGACTTGATGCTGTTGAAAGCAGAGGTCGTGGTGGATTTCAGGGAGTTCCAGCCACTCGTGACCGTACTGCGGACAGCTGTGACAGAAGAAGTCGTAAGGGACTTGATGCTGTTCCATGCCGTTGTAATGACCGTCTTGATACCATTCCAGCTGGTATTGGTCAGCGACTTCACTGCGGCTGTCGCAGAGGTCACATTGGATTTCACCGCCGCAAAGCTGCTCTGGATGGTGATCTTGATGCTGTTCCATGTGCTCGTGGTACTGGTCGTAATGGAGCTCCATGCGGATCTCATCGCGGCACTTACACCTGCCGTTCCGATTTTCACCGTCTGGCTGATGGCCGCCCAGCTCTTACTGTATGCCTGCTCCACTCCCCTCATGGAATTGGTAATGGAGGTAGACAGCGTGGTGGACAGGTTCTCTGCCGCCGCAGTCACAAGACCGGTGTTGGTCGTGATGCCATTTGCCAGACCCTGCATAAAGTCCGGCATCCAGCTTTCCATATCAGCCAGAGGTCCTTCATCCGGCACAGAGAAGTGCAGGAAGGAACGGATACGGTCCGCCACTCCCGATACGGCACTTGCCACATCCTGAATCCTCGACTGGATACCGGACACAATGTTGCCGATCATGTCAGAGCCCCACGAGAATGCCTGTCCAGCCAGCCCCTTAATAAAGGAGACCGCACTGTTAAAGCCATTCGTGATGGTGGACTTGATACCGGAAATCGTAGAAGAAATCCCGGATTTCATCGAGTTAAAGGCCGTGGTAGCCGCGCTCTTGATGCTGTTACTGAGGGACGATACCGTGGATTTCATGGCATTCCAGCCGGAAGAAACCACCGATTTGATTCCATTTACCACGCCGGAGATTTTGCTGCTGATGGCAGTCCAGATGGAAGAAACCGTGGACTGGATCGCAGAAAGGACAGTCGAGATGACCGTCTTGATCGCATTCCATGCCGTGCTCATCCGGGTCTGAATGCCAGTCAGCAGCGGAGACAGGAACGACACAATGGCGTTCCACACCGTAGTCACTGCAGTCTGGATCGCAGTCAGCACCGTGGAGATGGCTGTCTGGATTGCCGACCAAACCGTAGAGAAAGTCGTCTGCAATCTGGTCAACATCGTAGTCACAAAGGCGACGATAGCGTTCCAGATGGAAGTGATCTTCGTCTGAATTGCGGTCAGTGCCGCGCTGATCAGGATTTGAATCGCCTGCCAGATGGTCTCAAACAGATATTTGAACGCATCCAGCAGAGGCTTGATGGTGTTATTGATTTCGTTCCATACTGTAGTGATCGTGGTGCTGATGGTGTTCATGACCGTAGAGATCGCGGTCGAGATTGCCGTCCACACGGTTGTCACCGTGGTATGGATCGTATTCAGCACGGAAGAAACTGCTGTGGAAATGGCAGTCCAGATGGTGCTGAAGGTCGTCTGGATACTCGTAAGGACAGTCGTAAAGAAGCTCGAAACTGCTGTAAATACGGTCGTTGCCACCGACTGGATAGCAGAAACTGTGTTTGAAAAGAAGCTGCTGATTCCACTCCACACGGTCTCGAAGAAGCTCTTGATACTGCCCCAGACAGTCTGCCAGTCCGTACCGAACAGACCGAGGAACACATCCAGTGCGCTCTTTAGTGCGGTAAGCGTCGTGGAAAATACAGACTTCACACCGTCCCAGATGCTGGAGAAGATGCCTTTTACCGCTTCCCATGCGCCGCTCCAGTTGCCGGAGAACACATTGGAAAAGACATCAAACAAGCCGAGCAGCGTATCCAGAACCGTACTCAATACCGTAGCCACAATCTGGAGTGCTCCCTCAAACAACGGTGCAAGCACCTGACAGAAGCCATCCCAGACTGCTTTCAGTACCTCGGTGACATCCTTAAAATCAAAGCCCAGCCCATTGATCCGCTGTGTCAGCTGGTCGCAGAAGCCTTTCACCTTGGAAACGATGTCGTTCCAGATGCCGGTAATAGCCGAGCGGAACTCTTCATTCGTATTCCAGAGGTTCATGAATGCCGCCACCAGTGTGCCGATGACTGCCACTACTGCTACGACCGGCCCGGACAGACCGCCCAAAACAGCTCCCAGCTTTCCGAACACACCGCTTGCACTACCCACATGGGTGATGAGCAGCCGGATGCCCTTTGCCAGAGAACTGAAGCCGCGCATCGCTGTACCCACTGTCGAGATTGTTTTACCCAGAACGATGAGCAGCGGTCCGATGGAAGCTGCCAGCAGTGCGATCTTGATGATCGTTTCTCTGGTACTGTCATCCATGCTGTTGAGCTTATCCACGAACTGCTGAACGGCCGACACGATTTTACGGATGGTCGGCATCAGGATATCACCAAAAGAAATGGCCAGCTCCTCCAGCTGAGATTTCAGGATAGTGAGCTGACCATTTAAATTGTCCTGCATGGTCTCTGCCATGCTCTCGGAAGCACCATCGCAGTTTTCAATGGCACCGCTGAGTTTGTCGATATCCGACTGGCTGGCATTCATCAGGGCGAGGAAGCCGGACATAGCATTCTTGCCGACCAGTGCTTCTGCATTGGCAGCTTTCTCGGATTCAGATAGACCAGAGAATGCCACGCGGCAATCAGCTAAAATGTCGTTCAGGCTTCTCATGCTGCCGTCTGCGTTGCTGGTCGCAATCGTGACCTCACCGATGTTTTTGCCAACAAAGGTCACTTCACCGGAAAGGTTGTTCATGATGGTACGAAGGGAAGTACCAGCCTGTGAAGCCTTGATACCACTGTTTGCCATCAGACCGATGGCTTCTGCGGTATCCTCTGCCGAGAACCCAAGCGCACCGGCGATAGGCGCACAGTACTTGAACGTCTCGCCCATCATGCTGACATTGGTGTTCGCATTGGAAGAAGCAGCTGCAAGGATATCTGCAAAATGCCCGGAATCTGCCGCAGACAAACCAAAAGCTGTGAGGGCATCCGTGACAATATCCGAGGTCGTGGCGAGGTCTTCACCGGACGCCGCCGCGAGGTTCATGATACCCTCGATGCCGTTCAGCATATCCCCCGTTTTCCATCCGGCCATGGCCATGTATTCCATCGCCGAAGCTGCCTCGGATGCAGAGAACTTGGTCTTCGCACCCATTTCACGGGCTTTCGCACGGAGCTGGTCGAAATCATCCCCTGTCGCACCGGAAATGGCAGAGACCTTACTCATTTCAGAATCGAAATCAGCTGCGGTCTTCACTGCGGCAGTGCCAAGACCCGTTACCGCTGCGGTCACAGGCAGAAACTTCTTGCCGACATTCTCCACAGAAGATCCGATGTTCTGGAGCTTTTCTCCGGCTTCATCGATCCTGGCAAGAGTCGCATTTGTGGTCGCCGCCTGGTCCTGTAAGGATCGCAGATTCTGTTCGGTCTCCACGATCTCACGCTGGAGGGCATCGTACTGCTGCTGGGTGATCTCACCGTTGGCAAGCTGCTCATTGGCCTGCTGTGCGGCAGTCTTCAGAGTTGCCAGTTTTTCCTTGGTAGCTTCAATGGCATCCTTCAGCATCTTCTGCTTCTGGACGACCAGTTCTGTATTGGAGGGGTCCAGTTTCAGGAGTTTGTTGACATCCTTCAGTCCGGACTGTGTCCACTTGATTGACTTGTTTACACTTTCCAGTGCTTTGGAGAGCTTCGTGGTATCGCCGCCGATCTCAACGGTGATGCCCTGGATTCTGGATGCCATTTGCGTAACCACCTCCTCGCAGGCATGAAAAAAGCCCATCTGCGCGGAGCAGACAGGCTAAAGGGATGAAATAATATACTCGTAAGTTACTAACTCGTGAGTTACTTTTAATAAAGTAGGCTTGCGGCTTGGAAATTTACAAATCTTTCGTTGCTATAAGCCGAAAAAAGAGCTATACTTAAATTGAGAAATTGTACTCAAAGGAGGTACGCTCTATGAGTGAATATAATATTGACATTGCCGATATGCAGTGCTGGGTTTTCCGCATGGCTCAGTCCAAGTGGAAAATGTCTCCCAGTGACTGCGCTGAACTGTTTAAGAAATACGACATTCTTGGATTTATTTCTGAATGCTATGACATCCTTCATCTAAACGGTTACGCCTGTGTTCTTCACGATGTTGAAACCTTGTTAAAGAATCGAGGTGTATCCGTATGATCGAATTGCAGGATGGTATGCTTCTGTACCACGGTAGCTACATTGGTATCCCGGCGATTGACCTGAATCGCTGCTTTGGTGGACTCGATTTTGGCCGAGGTTTTTATCTTACATCTTCCTACGAGCAAGCGTACAATTACGTTCAGCTTTCGGTTAGGAAAGCGATGCGTATTGGTACAGTTCCAAAAGATTTCAACCTGGAAGACGGACAGATATCTGTTTACAAATTCCACTACGATCCCAACATATTAGCTTACTGTTTCCAAGGGGCCTCAGTTGAATGGCTTCATTTTGTAGCAGCAAACCGAAAAAAGGATTTGTTCCCACAACTTTTGAAAAAATACGGCACCATCGACATCATCGGTGGAAAAATTGCGGATGACCAAACAGCCCATACCTTACAGCAGTATATCGGTGGCGTCGACTTTGGTATCCCCGGTACACCGAAAGCAGACAAAATAGCTATTGAAAAACTTCTTCCCAATCGCCTAAAAGACCAATTCTGTTTTCGCACACAGGACGCCGTTAATCATCTTGAATATATAAGGAGTGACCGCTATGGAGATGTCAAACTATAACTTCACAGATACGCAGAAAGAAAGCTGTGCTGTCAGTCTCATGCGCGATACGGTCAAAGAACTCGCTTTGCGTGATACTATTTCCTATGAAGATGCACTGTTACGCTTCACAAATTCAAAAGTATATGAAACACTTTTCGACTATGATACCGGAATTTGGAGAGAAAGCCCCGACTATCTTCTGAATCTCTATGACTATTGCAATTCTAAAAAGACTGCCTAAGTTTTCTTTCTGCTTGACTAGCACTACTACATCGACTATACTTTTAACAGTGATCAGGTTTCGGTAACCTTGCGAGGTCCGAGACCGGGAAGATGACCTTCGGGCCACCTTCTTTCTCCCCCAGTTGTGCACGGCTGGGGGATTTTTTATACCCATTACCAGACGATTGTGCTTATTTCATTCACAATATAAGCACGGTCGTCTGTTTTTCTTTCAGAATCTGTCGCTAAAAGACATCCATATCGTGTTGAGAAGCCAGCTCTTTGTACGGATAATCGTCGTTCTGCCGTTCCGTGAACATATCATTGACCAACCCGATGGTCAGCAGATCGAGGTCGGCGATGCTGATACCGAGCTGTACACAGCGCAGCAGAAAGAGCGGGGTGGTCATTTCCCGCTCACTTTTGCGAGGTTTTTTCTGGATTCCACCTCCGTCTGCACATTCAGGCCCCACAGTTCGATCAGCTGGGGCAGGATCTGATAAATGGAGAAGGTGTTGAACTGGTCCAGGAACTCCTCCGGGCTGTCCGGCACATTGGCCGGGTCTGCATGACGGGCCATCAGCCATGCCAGATCCTCGAACATCTCCAGACTGAACAAATCGAGGTTGGAATTGTCCTCATCATTCTCTCCCACGCTCTTTTCCAGCTGACGCAGGTCTTTGTAGATATCACGGCCGAACTTGATGCGGTACAGGCGAGGCACAGCGGCACTTGCCTTAAAGGTGACTTCCTTGCCATCGATCTCGATTTTCTTTGTAACTGCCATAATCGTAATCCTCCATAAATTTCATGTAAAATTGGCAGAGCCGAAGCCCTGCCGTGTGTCTGTTCTTCTATTACTCTGCCGGGTCAATGCTCACCAGTGCATTACTGCCACTCACACGATGACATCAGCGGCATACACAGGGGTCTTGTCAGAGGCTTCGCCCCAGACCTGTGCTTCGATGTGCTTATCCTGTTGCTTGTTGTTGACCTTGTGGATACTCTGCACAAAAGGAATGCAGAAGTTGAGCTTTCCGCTCTGGATGGTGGTCTCCTGGATCTGACCGAAGCTGGTCTTCACGCCGGTATAGCCAGTGGGGATGATGTGGAACGAGCAGATGGCCAGCACCAGAACGATAATCACTGCGAACAAAGGAAAAATCTTCTTCATAATCGTATACCTCTTTATAATAATGTAAGCAGAGCCGAAGCCCTGCAGTGTGTGTCAGTCACTTAGCCTTGCGGCTCCTCGGTGTGACTGGTGTCTTCGGTGTCCACAGCTTCCGCCTGCGGCTCGTAGACCGCATCGTACCACTTGTTATAGACATCATCGGTGGTGTTGGTGCCGGTCTTTGCCTTGACATAACCGTTTGCCAGAGGGGTTGCCTGCAGGTTCAGGGTGTCCGTCTTGACTTCCTTGCTGTCCTCGTTGGTCTCACCCTCGATGGACGGACGGCTTGCCACACAGTTGTACAGCACATGGCGGATGTGACGCTGGTCACCATCGAACTCGAACAGGAAGGCAAAATGTTCCAGTTCCACACTGGCGTTCTCCGCAAGCACGCCGTTGCCATCCAGTTCCTCGTGCATGATGTCCGTGAGGAAGCTCTCCGGGATCAGCGCGATCTCCAGATCCCCCTCATAGCCGGAGTTGTTATTCACGACATAGTAGGCGATATTGTCCGCATAGAACGGCTCGATCTCGCCATTGGCATCCATAGAAAGACTGACGGCACCGGGGATACGGACCGGCTTTGCATAGGTGACACTGCCATCTTCGTCAAAGGTCGCCTTGGCATAATGGCAGTTTTTCAGGCCAAATTTGACCTTATTGCTTTTCTTCGACATAGTGTTCCTCCCATAAAAATATCCTGCATGAGCATCACACAGTCAGCTCATACAGGACTTCATACATCTTTTCGGTTTCGATCCAGACCTCGCTTTTCTCATAGTAGAGTTCGTGTGCGGTCAGGACTTCTTCAATGCTTGCTTCCATATCCGGGTCTTTGTAATCGGTGTACACCTCAATGTCCAGCCGGTTAAAGTGGTGGTACACAAGGTTATCTGCACCGAAATTCTCGGCTTTCGGATACAGGAAACAGATAAACGGTGGATCAGGGCTCTCCCCTTCTGCGAAATGGTCATACGCATAAGGAAGCCCCATCTCCTCCACCAGAGCTTTTACTTCTTCGTGGGTCATTGGTTCCTCCTTACTTTAGTGCCTTTTCGATGAGAGACTGGAGCTGCTCGATACCGGCCTGCTCTGCCGGAGCGATATGGGGTCTTCCTGCCACCCGTCCGCCGCCGCGCTTGGCATGACCTTTTTCCAGCAGATGTGCCAGCTGGTAGCGGTTCTTGGAATGCACCACCATCTGAAGGCTCTGGCTGGATTCGGACTGTTTGGTCGCCACCCAGCTTCCCTTGTATGCGTCCGTTCTGGACGGTGCATTGGCCGAGATCTGGTCTTTGACCGTTTTGGCAGACTTACGGACAGCACTCTTCACCTGCGTGGAAGCAAGCGTCGCATATTCTTTTAAGCCTTCGTTGATGGCATCAGCCATCTCATCAATGCTGACGGTTCTGCTCATCCAGCTGCCTCCTCTCCAGTCTGCAATGAATCTTCAGGATCTTCTTCTGATAGTTCATCGGGTCAACGGATTCGATATTGTAGAGCTGCTCCCGGAAGCGGATGCGGTAACCAGTGGAAGTTAATCCTCTGGTCTCGCTGCACCAGCGAACCGTAAACACCACGCTCTTCTGTTCGGCTGTGACCTCACCTTCTTCTTCCTGTGCCTGATAGGTCGAAGCGTAGGCAAAGCAGGTGAAATATTCCTCCCATGTGTTCCGATGGTTTCCGACCTTATCGGTCACGACCGTGCTTTTCTCGATTGTGATCCGCTCATTCAGTTTCTCGATCATCAGAACACCCCCTCCCTCACAGCAAACAGAACGGCATCCTTCTGGGCAGCGGTCACACCGACCTTGGCACCGCCGGTCTCAGCCAGCAGACCCAGCGGCTTGCCCACACCGTCACCGGTGATAAAGGCGCGCTCCTCTGCGTTGCCCATACGCACACCGAAACGGCGGGCAATATAGGTGGCGAGGTCGAAAGCAGAATCATTGAGCAGCTCGTTAGAGATCTTGATCATAGTGCCCAGCTTGTACGCTGACAGCATGGTCTGACCGAAAGTGGTATCGCTCTCCGGGATCTCCTCGCCCTCATCGATCCAGCTTGCCTCACCGGTATCCTCTGCGATAGGGATCTTGCGGGTGCCGGAGCTGGTGCGGATGACCGTTGCCATGCCACGGAAGATGTTGTTCTCCTCCAGTGCCTCCACCAGCTTCTTCTCGAACTCATCGGGAACGGTAAAGCCGCCCTCGGTGTCCTCACCCACAGACAGGGCATTGCGGACCTCGCCGTAATGGCCACGGTTGCGGATCATGTTCCAGAAGTTCTCGGCATACTCGGCAGTGGCAGTCGGCTTGACATCCTTCTTGGCACCGTTCTTCTGGTCAGCATGGACAGGACTGGAAGTCGGTGCGGACAGCTGTGCCTCGATCTGTGCCTGCTGCTCCAGGCGCTCGATCTCTGCACCCAGGTCCTTGACCTCCTGTGCCATCTTGTTGTACTGCTCCACGGCCTCAGCCTTTACCAGACCGTTCTCGCCGCGGTTCTTCTCCAGATAGTCCTTGGTCTGCTCCCAGAGGGTGTTGCGCTTGGTGCGCAGTTCCAGAATCTTACTCATAGTGTTTGTCCTCCATAGATTGATTTGTGATGATATGAAAAACAGCCTGAATGCACATCACTTCATGCATTCAAGCTGCTTCATCAGGATATTGTAAGGGATGCTGCCATCCTCGGTCTTGCCGTCCATGTCAAGAACAGGCCCCGGATCGGACGTTTTCGGGTCAGCCGGCGGTTCCTTCGGCTCAGTGTGTTTCTGGCCCACATCTTCCGGCTTCACACCCAGACGGTTCAGGACGATTAGATCCATCTGACGGCTGGAGAAAAGGTGCCCTGCCGTATCCTTCTGGAACGGCTTCTTTTCTTCGCCCTCGCCCGGTTCACTGTCAGGGTCTTCTTCCGGTTTCTCCGGGTCTGCCGGGTCACTGTCCGGCTCCTCCTCTTTCTTTGCAAAGAGGATCTCATCTGCAAAGCCCAGCTCCACCGCCTTCTTCGCATTCATCCAGGTCTCATTGCTCATGAGATTGGCGATGCGGGCGTGGCTGAGTCCGCTCTTTGCAGCATAGGCATTGATGATGCTCTCCTTGACCTCGGTCAGCACCTCGATGGCCTTTTCCATGTCCTTGGTGTTGCCCATCGCAACGGTGCTGGGGTCATGGATCATCAGCATGGCAACAGGACTCATCTGGACAGTATCACCAGCCATTGCCACAACGGATGCCGCGGATGCCGCAATCGCATCGATCTTGACCGTGATGCTGCCCTTGTAGTCCTTAAGCATGGTATAGATCTCGGCAGCGGCGAACACATTGCCGCCCGGAGAGTTGATCCAGACGGTCACATCCCCCTCGCCGGATTCCAGCTCATCCCGGAACATCTGCGGCGTTATTTCATCGCCCCAGAATGATTCCTCATCGATGGGGCCTTCCAGCCGGAGGATTCTGGTATCGTCACTGTTTTTGATCCAGTTCCAGAATTTATTCATCGGGTTCTCCTTCCATTTTTCCGTGGCTTACTCTCACTCAGCCGATTATCGCTGTCAGGTTCTTCTTCCGGGTCGGGCTGTATTTCTTTCGGCTGATTCTGCTGTGCCACCCCTGCATCTTTCAGCTTCACATAGCCGCCGTTCAGGTAGTAGTCGTCACCGCCCTCCTCTGCCGGGATGAGGTCCATGTTCTCCAGACGATGCACATCATTCGGAGAGAGGAAGCCGTTGCTGATTCCTGTCGCATAGCCGTTCATCCGGCTCTGGTAGTCGCCACGGAGCAGACCATCCACATTGAATTTCGGGAAGTAGGTATCCTGCTCCTCTTCCAGCAGCAGGTCCTTGATGATGCCCTGCTCGATGCGGACGAGCCACGGGGTCAGGGAGTGCATCACGAAATTCAGCGACTGGTATTCAATGTTGGAGAAGGTCGCCCTGGATAAATCGGCTACCAGATGCGGAGGCACACGGAAGATGCGGCAGATCTCCGTCACGGAAAACTGCTTCGTTTCCAAAAACTGGCTGTCCTCCGGTGGCAGGGAGATTGGTTTGTAGGCCATGCCCTCTTCCAGCACAGCCACACGATGGGCATTGGCTGCACCGCCATAAGCCGCCTCCCAGCTATCCCGGATACGGTTCGGGTCTTTCACAACGCCGGGATGTTCCAGCACACCGCTGGGCTGTGCGCCGTTCTTGAAGAAAGAGGAACCGTATTTATCCACGGCAATGGAAGTGCCGAGGCTGTTCTTCATCATGGCGATCGGTGAGAAACCAATCAGACCATTAAACCCAAGCCCCGGCACATGGAAGATCTCGTCCCGGCGGAAGTAGAGGTCTTTATTCTGCTCTCCCGGAACTTCATCCGTGTATGCATGGTAGATATAGTAGAGCTCGCCACTTTCATCTCGGTCGACTTCGACATTCTCCGGTAAAAGAGGATACAACCCCAGCACCGTGTTCTTACCATCCCGGACGATCTGTGCGTAGGCGTTTCCCCAGAGGAGCAGATGGGTCATCAGCGTTTCCCAGAAGACAAAGGATGTCATTTCCGGGTTTGGCTGGCGATACAGAATCTTATACAGCGGATGATCCCGTGCCTTTTCCTTATTGCCGTTATCGTCTGTTACCCGGTAGAGATGCAGCGGCAGTGCCGCAATGGACTCTGCCAGCAAACGGACACAGGCATACACGGTCGGGATCTGCATGGCAGCTTTTTCATCTACCTGCTCCCCGGCATTGGAACGGCCAAACACAAAGGTCTGCCCGGAATCGCGGACATTATCCGTGACCTGTGGCAGACCTTCTTTCGGCTGTTCTGTTTTGGGAGAATCTCTTGGGTTCTCAAACCCCATCCATTCCCAGAATCCCATATTATTTATTCCCCTTTCTGTTTTTCGTGTCTTCCATATATTTCTCAACAGTGCTATAATATAGACATATTTTTACCCAGGAGGACAAAATATGCTGTCAATCAATCAGCTTATGAAATATTTGAGAAACCATCATCAGATTTCTGTTAAAAGCAATCAAGCTCAATCACTACGAAACATTGGCTACTATCATGGATATAAAGGATACCGCTTCATCCGCACTCCAAACCAACGTATTCCTTTTTCATCACTTGATGAGGTCATAGCGTTAAATAAATTTGATATGCAGTTGAAGACTTTGATTTATCCAAAAGTAATGTTCATTGAAAACGCACTGAAAAGTTATGTGATTGAAGCCGTGCTTCAAGATAGCAAATCAGAAAATCTCGATGTTGTTTTCAATAAATCCATTACTGCTTATCAGTCCTACGCTCCCGGAAGCCAACAGTATCACAAGCAATATGCAAAGCGGATGACCCTCAAGGGAAAAATCAATAATGCACTTTTGCGTGATTACTCAAATCAGAAACAAACTGTCAACCATTTCTTTGATACTGACCGCCCAATTCCTATTTGGGCTGTTTTTGAATCACTGACATTGGGAGAGTTTGGAACTTTTTTCGCCTGTTCAAATGCAAATGTCAAATTAAAGACTTCGAGCATCCTTCACTTGCCAAGCAATCTGGATTCAGATGGAAAAATCACCGAATACATGATTTACGCTGTCAAGGATTTACGAAATGCTGTTGCACATAACAACACCATCTTTGATACTCGTTTTCAGACAAGTACAATAAACAAACGCCTTATTTCGCTTCTTGAAACAGAAGTAGGCATTACAGGTCTTGACTTCAAATACATTGACGCCTACATAATCCTGATTACTTACATATTACGAAAGATGGGAGAAACCAAAACGGCCTGTAAGCAATTTGTGAGTTCCTTTATTGATTGCACGGACTTATTAAGAACTCAGATTTCGCCCAACATTTGCAATCAGATTTTGGGAACTCAGCAGCGCGCACACTTAAACCAGCTTCAAAATTTCATCAGCAATTCTTAAAACCTCTTGCATAATTTCTCCCCGTGTGGTATATTATAGCTATGAATTGCGGTGGTCGTCTTCGGACAACACCTTGAAAGAGCCTGATGCGTCGGGCTCTTTTTTCTTTTGTCTTTTTACTGTTTCTCCAGTTCCGGCAGACCGGCAAGACTGGTACCGAAGGACGCAACACCTGCCACGATCACTGTACTGCCGACCGCCATCCAGTCCACCGTGCCGCCGGGCATCTGTGTCACGACCAGAGCCGCGCCGGTCTGGAACATCGTCTTTGCAGCACGGATGCCGGCTGCCTTCCACCATTCTGAACTCATCAGATACTTCATTGTGTTTTCCTCCATATTCTTCATATCAAAAAACGATCATGTCACGCTCATCGTAGACGCTTCCCTGCTGCTGTCCTTCGTTTCGGATGCAACGGTCCAGTGCCATGATCGCAGCGACGATACCATCGATCTTCTCCGGCGACTTCGCCTTGGTCGGTTTGATGTTGCCTGCCGCGTCGGTATCCACGACCACATTCCCCTCCATCCATGCCATGACCGGGTTGCCGCCGTGGATGATCCTGCCTTCCATCAGGAGCTTGTAGAACTCCTTGGTAGGTGGGCTCATATCTTTGAAGCCCTGACCGAAAGGCACAACTGTGAACCCCATCCCCTCAAGGTTCTGGGTCATCTGCACCGCTCCCCATCGGTCAAAGGCAATCTCCAGAATGTGGTAGGTCTTGCCCAGCTCCTCGATGACCTTTTCGATAAATCCGTAATGGATAACATTGCCTTCTGTCGCCATCAGGTAGCCCTGCTGATACCAGATATCATACGGAACGGATGCCCTGCGCACACGCTGGGGGATCGTATCCTCCGGTATCCAGAAAAACGGAAGCATGATGTATTTCTCTTCCGGGGTCCTGGGTGGGAACATCAGCACAAAAGCCGTGATGTCTCCGGTGCTGGACAAGTCGAGTCCTCCATAACATTCACGGCCTCTGAGGGCTTCCAAGTCGATTGGCTGGTTGCCGAGGTTGTAGATGTGTTCCGGGATGAACCGGGTCAGCGAGGACACCCACATATTCAAACGAAGCTGCTTGAACACATTCTCCTCTGCCGGGTTGTCCAGTGCTTCCTGGTACGCATCCCGGACACGCTGGATCTGGATGGTCTGGCCCAATGAGGGGTTTGCCTTATACCAGTTGGCTTCATCGTGCCAGTCATCCTCATCTGTCAGTCCATAGACCACGGAGTAGAAAGTGTGGTCAATCTTGCGGCCAGCCAGCAGATCAAGAGCTTTCAT